AGGCTTTGATGAACTCCACACACTCAGCTTGGTTCTCATAGAACCATAGAGCTTCGGCACGACGACGACGATCAATGTTGGCAATGCCATGTGTCCGAAGGACATGAGTAGGGATTTGACCACTGTCCAGAGCACTTTGTGCTTTGAGTGTGGACAGCAGCTTACCCAAACGAGTGTCAAAGCCATTGGCTTTAGTAGACTGTTTCACACTGTTCAGTGTGCTCCACATTTTGCCTAGGGCTTTGCCCTCTTTCACTAGAGCATCCAAAGTTGTTCCAACTTGGTTTGAAGCTGATTTTGCCATAATACTATCCTTTACTAACTTATGTTACATTTAAGAGAGTTTACTTATCTCTCTCACCCTAAAGGGAGAGATAATAAACTATCTATGTAACAGTATAAGTTAGTAAGTAGTAAGTGCCGAGTTTCCCGTGTGATCCTCTGCCCGTGCCGTTTCACGGGTGGTTGCAGTAATCTGTGATTACGAAACTCGTGCGCTAAACTCGTGAGGCCAAGCCCACTGCAATTCACCGTCCAATGTTGGACAGTTTTGTGATCACAAGTAAACAGCCAGTCACCCCTTATGGGGTGTGGTTAAAATGTGCATCGGCATTGCAACACACACTGTGATCACAAATCCTATGGTTTCACACAGTCTAAAGACTGGCAACTGATTCCATAACAGTTGTCGCAGTTGGCTAAGTCACTGATTTTGTTGAAGCTTCTCGTGTGTTGGTGTGACATGTGTATGTGTTTGCGTTCACCTGTGTGCATGATGTGTGTAACATGCGTCATGACGTGTGATGTGCGGGGGTAGGCGGGGGCCACGTGGGGGGTGTACGTATATGTATACACGTATCTACACAGATCAGGAAAAATGAAGTGTTAACCACATTACATATATAGTGGTTTACACAGAACATGGTTCCAAAAAACGTGGGATACATAGAACGTTTTCCCTAATATTGTAGCATAGTAAAGTTTAGGGGTTGACATGCCTCACAAAATGTGTAAAACTATAATAGTTAAAACTAAGATGACACTTTAAGTGATTACACTTTAAATGTTCACTTAGCTGTTAATATAGTTAGATATAATTATACTTAACTAATATTACACTTATATGTATCACTTTAAATGTACACTTTAAATGTAACGCCGTTAGGCGAGGAATTTGTGTATTTATTACGAAAGTTCTTGACAATGAGTAAAAAATCAGTAAAACTATATACTGACGATGTTCTTTCTGAGTTTTATACTCACGTAATGAATGGAACTGTAGATCAATTACATATCCCCCATAGTGATGTATTCTACGTGCGAGAGGCTGTGCAGAATCATTATGGCAGGAAGTTTACGTTAGAACATGTAGAGTGGGCTATGCGTATGGAAGGATGGACAGACAGTGTCGATACCAGCGAGAGTTAAAAGTACAATGGAACGTTTGGGATTGTCAGGCGTTAATAAACCTAAACGTACCCCTAAGCACCCAACTAAGTCACACGTAGTGATGGCTAAAGAGGGTGAAACATATAAACTAATTCGTTTTGGTGAGCAGGGTGCAAGCACTGCAGGTAAACCCAAAGCTGGTGAGTCTGACCGTATGAAAAAGAAACGTGCATCATTTAAAGCACGTCACAGAAAAAATATTGCTAAAGGTAAGTTGAGTGCAGCTTATTGGGCAGATAAAGTTAAATGGTAAATAGGAGTAAGTACCAATGCTAACAAAAGCACAAAGAGCTGCACGTGCGGCACGTCAAGCAGCACAGGAAGCTAAGACAGTAGTAAAGAAAGGCAGCATTGCTAAGAAGATGACTGTCAGTAAATCAGACATTGAACAAGCAAAGACAGCCAATCAACTAGACGCAATGCAACGCCGTATTGATGATATGCCAGATGGTAATCGTAAAAAGATGATGCAGAACATGTTGGATGCGCAACGTGACAAGTTTGAAAAAATGCAGTCTGATGAAGTCACTAGTCGTACATTAAAAAGTGCACGAGCTAAACCAAAAGAACAGGTTAGTTTGTCTGAAGCACCTTTTGACTATAACAAAGGTGGTATGGCCCGTAAAAAGTATAACAAAGGTGGCTATGCTAACTGTGGTGCATCTATGAAGCCTACACAGAAATCTACTAAGATGGCATACGGCGGTATGGCACGTAAGAAGTAATGCTATGTGGATAGGGATAATGCTCGTATGTTTTGATCCTATGGCATTGTCCTGTAAGATTATAGCAAAACCAGAACCTTTCTACACTGAACAAGCTTGTTTAGAAGAAGCAGAAAAGATAGCTACCAATATAAGAGCAGGGGGTGCATATGCTACACCACACTGCCATAAGATTGAAGGAAACAGTGCCTAATGACCCCAGAACAAATAACACAGATTACTGCTCTTGGTTACATTGTAGTTAATCATGGACAACATGTAGAAGACATAAACAAAAACATTGTAATGACACGCAATGAAGACGGTACATACATTACAGATGTTAAAGAGTTACAAGCCATAACACAAGAAACTAAACTAGTTCGTGCTCGTAATGAAAAGGGTCAGCTAATGGCAGATGATCCTTCTACACCTGATGTTAATGAAGCATGGACAACTAAAATAGTTAAAAAAGTAAAAGGTAAAAAGTAAGTGGTAGCTTTTAGTTATAACACAGTAACTGAAAGTGTTGCTGTTACAGCCACTGCAGGTGGGGCAAGTAGTGATGTTTTATACACTTGCCCTAATAACTATGATGCTATAGTTACTTTTCTTCACGTAAGTAATGGTGCTTCATCTACAGGTAATGTTTCTATTCAGTGGTATCATAAAGAAGATAACACGTACTATACTATAGTTGATAATAAGTCTATAGCAGGTAATGATGTATATAACATGATTACATCTGATAGGTTGCACTTACACGCAGGTGACAAGATAACTGTATTTAATGGTGGTGGTACTATGGGTGTCACAATATCTGCAGAGGAACATTACAACCCTAACAGAAAAGCATAACGGACTTGCATTATTGTCTATAGTATGTTATAACTATATATGATATAACTATCTCGTGTAGTAAAAATGCTACACTATCATATAAGGAGATAGTTATGAAAGAATGGTTTAAAAAAGTATTTGTTGCATTGATTGAAGCTCGTCAACGTGAAGCAAATGCAAAGATTGCAGCAATGCAACTTTATCGTATGTCAGATCGTGAACTAAATGATATTGGCATTGGTCGTGGAGATATTCGGAGAGTAGCTTATGAGGAAGTCCAAAACTACAAGAACAAAAAAGAAAATGTCTCGTGGTGGCAGTACCTCAACAGTAAATTCGGCGGGAAACTACACAAAACCAACCATGCGTAAAAACTTGTTCAACAAGATTAAAGCAGGTACTAAGGGTGGAAATGCAGGTCAATGGTCTGCACGTAAAGCCCAAATGTTAGCCAAGCAGTATAAAGCTGCAGGTGGTGGATATAAGAGCTAAGAGGGCAATATGGACCCAGTGACAATTATCAGTGGGGCCACTGTTGCCTTCAACGCACTTAAAAAAGGCTTTGCAATAGGCAAGGACTTACAGGATATGTCTAGCCAACTAACACAGTGGGCGGGACATATGGCTGACTTAGGTCAAGCTGAGAAACAAGTAAACAATCCCCCTTGGTGGAAATCATTAGGTGGCTCGGTTGAAGCTGAAGCAATGGAAGTGTTTGCCGCTAAACGTAAAGCAGAGCAAATGCGTAAAGAGCTAAAAGACTATATTAGTTTTACAATGGGTCCGTCTGCTTGGGATGAACTGATACGCATTGAAGCTAAGATACGTAAACAAAAAAGAGAACATGAATACCGTAAGGCTGAGTTACAAGAAGCTATTATAACTTGGACTATATCAGGGTTACTACTACTTAGTGGTATAGGCGGTATCATATTCTTTGCATGGTTAATGTCAAATGGCTAAAGCTAAATCACAACAAAGCTTAGATAAATGGACTCGACAGAAGTGGAGAACTAAAAGTGGTAAACCTTCGACGCAAGGCCCAAAAGCTACAGGAGAACGTTATCTACCTGAAGCAGCAATTAAAGCAATGTCTAGTTCGCAGTATGCAGCTAGTTCAGCAAAGAAAAGAAAAGATACTGCAGCGGGTAAACAATTTTCTCAGCAGCCTAAAGGCGCAGCTAAAACGGCTGCACGTTTTCGGAGGACGTAATGGTAGTTGACTTTGACGTAGATGGTGATGGCGTTATCACGGCAGAAGAAGTAGCAATGAAAGAACGTATGCTTGAAATAGAGCTACGTGAAGAAAAAGCTGAATCACAAAAGTTTATGGCTTGGGTAGCTATGGGCATGATGATTATCTTTACTGTATTTCTATTTACACCAATGATGTCTGATTCACGTGTTAGTGCTCTAGCAGATTTGCTAGGGTTATTTTATATTGCACAGACTGGTGTAGTTGCTGCGTACATGGGAGCTACAGCTTATATGGCAGGTAAGCCTATGGGCAACAAAGTGGCAATGAGTAAGGATATGAGATAATGTTAGCACCAAGACGTGATGCATTTCAAGGTTTAAGAAATCAAGTTGCTGGATTAGCAAGTAGAAGAGTTAATGCCCAACAACAAGTTCCTTCAGCTATGATACCTACACAGAATGCTCAAGTACAATCTCTTATGATGCCCCCAGAGCTACAACGTATACAGGCAATGGGGTTGTCTTATCAATCAAAATTACAAAATGATTCTTTTTTACAAGGCATACGACAACAACAAGAAAAACTTGGAGCCGCTATACAACAAAAGCAACAGGGCTACGTAAATTCCGTCCAACAGTTTTTTAATACTGCTCCACCAGAGTTAAGACAATTTCTTAACTCACCTCAAGTAATGCAAAACATAAATGTGGCTTATGCAAACAGTCAGCCAGAGTTTGCGCAAATGCAAGACTTGAATAGACAATACACTGAATATGTTCAAACTAACTATGGTGAAGAACAAAAAAGACTTCAGGAGTTACAACAGCAAGCAGCACCTCAGATAGAGCAGTATCAAAATCAAATGAGGCAATATCGTGGGATTATGGATCAACAAGGTGAAACTCCTAACTATATGGGTTCAGATTTTAAAAACATAAGTGCTGAAGAAGCAGGATTTAAAGCACCTACTGGACCTGCTACTCAAGGAATGGAATTTTATTATAATCCTACTACTCAACAGAAAGTAACTGTAATGAGTGGTGGATATGGAGTTCCAGAAGGATTTGTAAAAGGTAACTCTATGGGTTATCAAGATCAACCACAACCTTACAATCAAAACAACCAATCAAATTTTTCAGCACAACAGGCTTTATTTAATCAAGCTCAACAAAAAAAGAACAATTTAACACCAGAACAATTTCAAAGCGCAATGGATCGGGCCGTAAAAGAAAGTAATGTTAAAACTATTTTTGGTGTGCAACCACAAAATCCATATACATCAACAACTGCAGTAGATTCTACAGGTACTCCTATAACTGGAATACAACCAGCACAACAACAACCAACAGTTAAACCAATAGTAGACCCTATTCGTACTCCTATATTTAAACCGCCTACACCTTTAAATCCAATAAAACAAGAACCTGTTAAACCTATAGTAGACCCTAAAATAGAACCTGCACGTCCACCTATTGCTTTAGCTACCCAACCTACAATTAAACCTGAAGTCGATCCTATTGTAGAACCTGTAAGAAATAGGTATGCCCCTAGACAATACCAAAGCTTAAATACTAATGTAAAAGGACTTATGAGATAATGGCATTTAATTTATCACAACGATCATTAGATAAACTAGAAGGTGTTCACCCTGATATGGTAGCAGTTGTTAAACGTGCTATTGAACTGACAGACGTTGATTTCGGTGTGACGTATGGTGTCAGAACTTTAGCAGAGCAGGAAGAACTGTATAACTCTGGACGATCACAGACTATGAAATCCAAACATCTTATTCAAGACGATGGATATTCACATGCCGTAGACCTTGTAGCCTATTTTGGTTCTAACGTAAGTTGGGAACTTAATGTCTATGATAACATCTGCGATGCTATGGCACAGGCAGCAGAAGAACTAGAGGTGCCTATCAAATGGGGTGCGGCTTGGTCAGAGGGTGACATTCGTTACTACGATGACACTGCAGAGGACGCAATGAATGCGTACATTGACCTACGTAGATCACAAGGTCGTAGACCCTTTATTGATGCTCCACATTTTGAGATGATGTAATGCGATGGTTAGTTCTGGCCTTATTGTTATCTAGTTGTGGTTTAACTTCTTTTATTCCTAGTGGTGGAACTAATGTTGCTGCTAATACACAGTTAGGTAAAGAAAACAAACAGGCTGTAGTTACTTACGAAGAAGAAGAAACTAATAACGCAGGACGTGACATCGTTACAGAAACAAAAGAAGTAGAAGCAGGTCCAGTAGAAAAGTTACTGATTAGTAATCAAAACATTCCACCTTGGGTTATGTTCTTGTTGCTACTAGGATGGCTACTTCCTACCCCGACACAAATAGGTCAAGCATTAGCAAACTTTGTGCTTGCATTATTTAAAAGAAAGAGTTAAAATGGCACGAGCATTAACAGAAAAACAACAGAAACTACTTGCAGTTTTATTTGACGAGGCAGGTGGTGACATTAATGTTGCTAAACGAATAGCAGGATATTCGGATGCTACTTCGTCTACTGAAATCATTAACTCTTTGAAAGAAGAAATACTAGATGCTACATCTGCATACATGGCACGTAATGCTCCTAAAGCTGCAATGGCTATGGTAGGTGCTTTGTATGATCCTACAGAACTAGGTATTCGTGATAAGATGTCAGCAGCAAAAGAACTATTAGATCGTACTGGCCTAGTTAAAACAGAGAAGATGCAAGTAGAAGCTAAAGGTGGTGTAATGCTAATGCCACCAAAACAAATGGATGACGATGACTAAACCTCTGCAAAAGTGGAAGTTACCCCAACCGACAGACATAAAAGAAGACAATGAATGGGTTCCTATTCCCCGTATATCTAGGACCATTCCATTTGGCTACGAAGTAGACACCGATGATCCCGATGTACTTTTACCTATTGAGCATGAACTTGATATGCTTGAACAGGCACAAAAGTACCTTAAGCAGTATTCATATCGTGAAGTAGCTAATTGGCTAACACGAAATACAGGTAGAGATATATCTCACGTAGGATTACGGAAACGGTTGGACAATGAGCGACAACGAAAAAACAAAGCTGCAAGCTTACGCCGATGGGCAGACTATGCGAAAAAGGCAATCGCCAAAGCGGAAGAAATTGAACGCACAAGACTTGGAGCCAAAGCCGACGAGGAAGCGAACTACAGCAAAGCCAAAGCCTGAACCTGCAAAAATAGTTGAAGAGATTCCAATTGAGGAACAACACAACGTAATCTTTAAACCTAATGCAGGACCACAGACAGACTTTCTTGCTGCGGGGGAACGTGAAGTCCTATATGGCGGCAGTGCGGGTGGTGGAAAAAGTTATGCAATGTTAGCTGACCCTTTACGATATATGGGTCACCCAAACTTTTCAGGGCTACTGCTGCGTCACACAACAGAAGAACTTAGGGAACTTATATTTAAGTCACAAGAAATGTACCCTAAGATATGGCCTGGAATTAAATGGTCAGAAAGAAAGATGCAGTGGACTGCGCCATCTGGTGCGAGATTGTGGATGTCCTACCTAGACAGGGAAGATGACGTTCTGCGTTACCAAGGTCTAGCTTTTAGTTGGATAGGCTTTGACGAACTTACTCAGTGGGCCACCCCCTTCGCATGGAACTACATGAGATCACGTCTACGGTCCACTGCACCCGACTTGCCTATCTTTATGAGGGCAACTACAAACCCAGGAGGTAGGGGGCATCATTGGGTTAAGAAAATGTTTATTGACCCATCTCCTGCAGGGAAAGCTTTTAATGCAACTGATATTGAAACAGGTGAAGAACTTAAATATCCTGCAGGACATGCAAAGGCAGGAAAACCTTTGTTCAAACGTAGGTTTATACCTGCACGTCTTTCAGACAATCCTTACCTAAGTAAGCAGGGTGACTACGAGGCAATGCTACTATCGTTGCCTGAACAACAACGTAGACAGTTGTTAGAAGGTGATTGGGATATTAAAGAAGGTGCAGCCTTCACAGAGTTTGATCGTAACGTTCATGTTATTGATCCATTTAAGATACCAAACAATTGGGTTAAGTTTAGGGCTTGCGATTATGGATATGGTTCTCATAGTGCTGTTGTGTGGTTTGCCGTTGCGCCTGATGAGCAACTTATCATATATAGAGAATTATACGTCAGTAAAGTACTCGCAACAGACCTTGCCGATATGGTCTTAAACCTAGAGGCAGAAGATGGAAACATTAAGTATGGAGTTCTTGACTCTTCTTTGTGGCATAAGCGTGGTGATACTGGCCCTAGTCTTGCTGAACAAATGATTAGTCGAGGATGCAGATGGCGTCCATCAGATCGTTCTAAAGGTTCACGTGTAGCAGGTAAGAACGAAATACACAGACGTTTACAAGTAGACGAGTTTACAGAAAAACCCAGACTAGTATTCTTTAACACTTGTACTAATATGGTAGCACAGTTACCAGCAATACCACTGGACAAAAAGAATCCAGAAGATATTGATACACACTCAGAAGACCACTTGTACGATGCCTTACGTTATGGTATAATGTCAAGACCACGATTTAGTATATTTGATTACGATCCAAATTCCACAAGATCAATGGGAATGCGTGTGGCTGATTCAACATTTGGCTATTAAGGAAAAATAAATGGCAGAAGATAGTGAAGTATTTATTGAGGATGACGCAGTTATTCTTGAGGACACAGACAACTCAGTAGAAGAAGACGCAGATACTTCTAAGATTATTCCATTTATTATGGAACGTTATCATCGTGCTGAAGACTACCGCCGACAAGATGAAGAACGTTGGCTACGTGCTTACCGTAACTACCGTGGTATATATGGACCAGAGGTACAGTTTACAGAGGCAGAAAAGTCTCGTGTATTTATTAAAGTAACTAAAACAAAAACACTGGCTGCATACGGTCAGATTGTAGATGTACTATTTGCAAAGAATAGTTTTCCACTTACAGTTGATCCTACAGAACTTCCAGAAGGAGTTGTTGAAAATGTCAGTTTTGACCCTGCTCTTCCTAAAGAGTTACAAGAAGATAAAAAATCAGACCCTGTATCACCTTACGGTTTTAAAGGTGATGGTAAAGATTTACCTAAAGGGGCTACAGCAAAAACGTTAGCAGAACTTCTTAACCCAGAACTACGTGAAAAACTAGAGTCTGTTGAAGGTGTTAAAGAAGGTGCGGGTGGTACACCTACATCTGTTACATTTAGTCCTGCAATGATTGCAGCTAAAAAAATGCAGAAAAAAATTCAAGACCAACTTAATGAATCGTCTGCGTCTAAACACCTACGTAGTACTGCATTTGAAATGGCTTTGTTTGGCACTGGCGTTATGAAAGGTCCATTTGCTGTAGACAAAGAATATCCTAATTGGAATGATGAAACAGGCGAGTATGAGCCTACGTTTAAAACTATTCCACAAGTATCTCATGTATCTGTATGGAACTTTTATCCAGACCCAGATGCAAACAATATGGATGAAGCACAGTACGCAATTGAACGTCACAAGTTGTCTCGTTCACAAATGCGTGGTTTAAAGAAACGTCCATATTTCCGTAGTCAAGTTATTGATGAAGCCATTACGCTTGGCGAAAACTATGATAAAGAGTATTGGGAAGACGATCTATCTGATTATGCACCAGAGCATGGTATTGAACGTTTTGAAGTCTTAGAGTACTGGGGCATGGTAGACGTTGAAATGCTTATGGAACAAGGTGTAGATGTTCCACGTGAACTACAAGATACCGATGAACTACAAGCAAACGTTTGGATTTGTAATGGTAAACTATTACGTATGGTATTAAACCCCTTCAAACCTGCTCGTATTCCTTACATGGCAGCACCGTATGAACTAAATCCATATTCATTCTTTGGCGTAGGTATTGCCGAAAACATGGACGATACTCAAACATTGATGAATGGTTTCATGCGAATGGCTGTTGACAATGCGGTATTATCTGGTAACCTTTTGATTGAGGTAGATGAAACTAACCTAGTTCCAGGCCAAGACTTATCAGTATACCCAGGCAAAGTATTCCGTAGGCAAGGTGGTGCACCAGGACAAGCTATTTTTGGTACTAAGTTCCCGAATGTTGCAGGTGAAAACTTACAGCTATTTGATAAGGCACGAGTGCTTGCAGATGAATCTACGGGTTTTCCATCCTTTGCACATGGACAAACAGGTGTTATGGGTGTAGGCCGTACTGCTAGTGGCATTAGTATGCTAATGGGTGCTGCAAGTGGTACTATTAAAAATGTTATTAAAAACGTAGACGACTATTTGCTTCGTCCACTAGGTGAAGGTCTGTTCCGTTTTAATATGCAGTTTGACTTTGATCCTGAGATTAAAGGTGACCTAGAAGTTAAAGCACGTGGCACAGAATCACTTATGGCTAATGAAGTACGTAGCCAACGACTTATGCAATTCTTGCAAGTATCATCTAACCCTGCACTTGCACCCTTTGCTAAGTTTCAATATATTATTCGTGAGATTGCAAAGTCTCTTGATCTTGACCCCGAAAAAGTTACCAACAATATGAATGAAGCTGTAATTCAAGCTGAACTAATGAAACAGTTTCAGCAAGAACAGCAAGCACAACAAGGTGGTCTAGCAGGTGCAAACCCAATGGATACATCAGGAGCAGGTGGTGGAACTATAGGTGTAGGACAAGCACCGACACCACAAGAACAAGGATTTAGTGGTAATGCAGGACAAGGAGCACCTCAGCAAGCTTAAGGGGCTGGTCAGCAACCAAGCCCAATGGTCTAAGTTTGAAGCTTACTTAGACATGATAATCAATCAACAGCATCGTGTTATGGAACAAACAAATGAAGTTGTTGCTGTACATAGAGCACAAGGTGCTATTTATCAGTTGCGTAGATTAAAACTATTACGTGACGAAGTATTAAAATCTCAGTAAGGAAATTACTATGGAAGAACAAATGGAACTCTTTGAAGACGGTGGCCTTCGTGATGAAGGTGGCATGGTAGATGAAGAATCAGGGAATGATGTTCCTAGTGGCAGCACTAAAAAAGAAGTGCGTGACGATATTCCTGCTATGCTAAGTGAGGGTGAGTTTGTTCTACCTGCTGATGTTGTACGTTATCATGGATTAGAAAAGATTATGCAGCTTCGTGATGAAGCTAAATTTGGTTTAAAGAAAATGGAAGCTATGGGGCAGATGGGTAACTCTGATGAAGCTACACTAGATGATGACGTTCCGTTTGGCCCTGCAGATTTACTTATTGTTACAGGTGAGCCAGAAGATAAACCACGTAAAATGGCTGAAGGTGGTGTAGTATATGCACAAGCAGGTACATATGTTCAACCCGCAACAGGTATTATGGGTTATCAACCCTCTATATATCAAGGTCAGCAAACCTCTACAACATACACACCACCACCTAGTTCTGTAGCACCACCTGCCCCTACACCTTCTCCTGCAGGGGGTTATGTTCCTAAGTTTGTAACTGAAGGTGCTACACCATTTGACGATGGTAGTCTTGCGCCTAAACCCGTAGCAACACCTAGTACATCTGACACATCTGCAGTAAGTACAGCATCTACTGAAGATAAGTTTGTACCTGAAGTACAAGATAAGTACACTACACTTAAATACATTAATAAAGAAACTGGTGAGATACGTGATTTTTATTTCTACAATGGTAATCCAGTAACACCTATTCCAGACGGATTTATTCCGTATAATGAGTCTGTAGATGAGGTAGTTGACGATCTTGAATCAACAACAGTTGAAACTACGCAAGTACGTGAACGTGATGATGATCCATTTAAAGATATGAAACCTGCAAAAGCAGTTGACTACACTAAATTAAATAATAACGAACTTATGGAAGCGTTTAATACAAATAAACGTTTAAAAGGTTTGTCTGTAGGTTTAGCAGCTATAAATCCACTATTTGGTATTTTTGGAAGACTAGCATCTAGTCATTCTGAAAAGAAAATTATAGAGGCAATGAAAGCTCGTGGAATGAAAATTCCAGAAACAAAAGGCGGTATACTTACAGGTCTTATTGATGATGTATTAAACGCTTTAGGAATAGATAAAACAAACGAAGCTGTAACAAAACAAATAGAAACTAATATAAAAAATAATGTTACAGAATTATCAGAAAATGAAAATAAAACCTTAACAACTGCTATAGGTATTATTGGTCCAGAAGACTTTGCTCCTTACCCATACAAAAAACTTCCTGCAAGTACTTACGATGAAGTTCCTTCAGGAGAAGATATTGTAATGTCTATGCCTGTTTATAGTGGTCCTTCAGGTCCAGAAGACTTTGCACCTTATCCTACAGCACCACTAACAGATGATGATATGGGATTACCTAGTGGACCTGTAACAATCTCAAGTGTTGCAGATACAAGTGGACCGCTTGGACCAGAAGATTTTGCACCTAAACCAACAACTAAAAAAGAAGATGATCCATTTAAAGATTTAAATGATGCAAAAGAACTTATAAAAGCAAAACAAGCAAGCAATAAAGTAATAAAAGAAGCGCAAAAAAGAGGAGATACTTCTGCTGTTTCAAGTTCTATAAAAGAAGCAAAAAGAGTTGAAGATATTATAGAAGCACGTCAAAAAGGAGCAAGCATTGGTTTCAAGCAAGGTGGACTTGCAACCCGCAAAAAGAAAAAATAAATCCACCAATTAGACTGGCCTACCCATCCCCCTACCAACAGGCTACGGTGGCCCCAGTAAGGAAGACAAAATGTCAGATACAATTATGGCTGAAGAAATGCAGCCTCAAAAGAAAGTAGCTTTTGCTAATCGTAAATACACAAATGAAGAACGATTAAAAAAAGAAGAAGAAGAATTAGAGCAGCTTATAGCTGAACAAAAAGGTGAAGCAGTGGAGCAAGAACCACAAGAAGCTGAACCTACTAATGCTGAAGAAAAAAGTTTTAAGAAACGTTACGGTGATCTACGTAGACATCAACAACAAAAAGAAAAAGAATACGAAGATCGTATTAAAGCTCTTGAAACACAACTGAATCAAGCAACTAAGAGTGAGATTAAACTACCAAAGTCTGATGAAGACATTGAAGCTTGGACACAAAAATATCCAGACGTAGCTGCTATTGTTGAAACTATTGCAATTAAAAAAGCAAAGGAACAAGCACAAGGTCTTGAAGATCGTGTTCGTGAAATTGATGAAATGAAAGCTAATGCTGTACGGGATAAAGCAGAAGCTGAGTTAATGCAATTACATCCAGACTTTGATAGTATTCGTGACAGTGACGACTTTCATGAATGGGCAGATGAACAACCTAAATGGGTTCAAGACGCACTTTATGAAAATTACGGGGATGCCCGTTCTGCTGCACGAGCAATTGATTTGTATAAAGCAGACCGTAATATTACAACTAAAAAGTCTGCTTCATCAAAAGATGCTGCACGTTCTGTGAATACAAAAAATCAACGTAGTAAACCTCAATCTGATGGTATGGGAAAAATCATTAGAGAGTCTGAGGTACAAAAAATGTCTCCACAAGAATACGAAAAACGATCCGACGAGATCATGGAAGCTATTCGCACTGGAAACTTTGATTACGATTTATCTGGTTCAGCTAGGTAAAAAGTATTGACATTATAGTTATTTATGATATAACTATATGTATCATACATTAGTATAGCCCCATAAGGTTACCTATTCTATTGTATATTCCCCCGCAAACAACAGACCTTACGGACTTACCTAATACGTATGGCCCGTAGTTGTAGCACAAAGGCCAAGTGTTATATTCTACGCACCCATAAACGATTAGCCTCCATTATAGTACTCTGTGTGTTTAGCATCTGTTTATGCTAAAGGAGATAATGTTATGGCATTTTCAACAGCATCAGGTTACGGCAACCTGCCCAATGGCAATTTTTCGCCCGTAATCTATTCCAAACAGGTGCAACTTGCATTCCGCAAGGCATCTGTTGTTGAAGCAGTGACAAACTCAGATTATTTTGGTGAGATCGCAAACATGGGCGATTCAGTTAAAATCATCAAAGAACCTGAGATCACTGTTAAGGCTTATGATCGTGGTACTACAATCACGCCACAAGATTTGGACGATGAGGATTTCTCATTGACCATTGACAAAGCAAACTATTTTGCTTTCAAGGTAGACGATATTGAAGAGGCTCACAGCCACGTCAATTTCCAAAGCCTTGCATCTGACCGTGCGGCATATCGCCTAGCGGATCAGTTTGACCAAGACGTTCTTGGTTATCTGTCAGGTTATAAACAATCTGCAATTCACGGCAACCCAGACACAGTTAACACAACTGTAAACGGTTCTAAAGCTGTATCAACTGCAGGTTCTGACGAACTGCTTTCCTCAATGAAGTTGGATGCTTCTGACTTTAACGCAGGTACAGCAGCGCAATCTATTGCATTGCTACCACGTACTGGTGGTGCAACAGCTACACCTTCAACAGCAGGTGAAGCAAACCCATTGCAAATGATTGCACGTATGGCTCGTAAACTAGACCAACAGAATGTTGATACATCTGGACGGTGGCTTGTAGTTGACCCAGTATTCATGGAAATTCTACGTGACGAAGATTCACGTCTTCTAAACGCAGACTTCGGTGAGTCAGGTGGACTTCGCAACGGTCTTGTGTTGAACAACCTACATGGTTTCCGTGTTTACGTTTCAAACAACCTACCATCAATTGGTTCTGGTCCTGCAACAAACGCAGCGTCAAACGCAACTAACTACGGTGTTATCGTAGGTGGTCATGACTCAGCCGTTGCAACTGCAGAGCAGATCAATAAGACAGAAACATATCGTGACCCTGACTCATTTGCAGACATTGTTCGTGGTATGCATCTATACGGTCGCAAAATCCTACGCCCAGAAGCGTTGGTTAATGCGCTATACAACTTGCGCTAATAGGGAGGGATAAACAATGGCTACAGTTACTTCTTTATCCGCTGCCGCACACGGTTCAAGTGCACGTGGACGTTCTCCATATATGGTAGAGCAAGAAATTGATCTTGCTGCCGCTGCAACTGCAAAGGGTTCTGCCCTAGCTGCTGCTGATATTATTCAAGCAATTACTGTTGGTGCAAACACAATGGTAATGGCTGCAGGTATGGAATGTACTACAGCACCTTCAGGTGGTACAGGTACAGTTCTTGATCTTGGTATCACAGGCGGTGACGTTGATGCGTTTGTTGATGGTTTTGCTTTTGACTCTGCTTCTGCAGGTGATTATGCAACACTAGCAAACACTGCAACTCCAATCTTGGTCACAACATCAGACACAGTTGATGTATTGATCCAAGCTGCTACAACAGTATCTACCGCAGGTAAGGTACGTGTATGGGCAGTGTTGATGGATGTTGATGGACTTGGCGAAATGTCTGCCGATGAAGTCACACGTGATGCACTAGCATAATAAAAACACTTTAAGGGGCTGGGCAACTGGCCCCTTTAGGCTAATATAAAGGCTTATAAAATGGCAACTACTTACGTTACGCTTGTTAATGATACATTAAGACGATTAAATGAAGTCACACTAGATACTGCTGGTGATGGTTTTGATACTGTACGTAATGTCCAAGGACTTGCAAAAGACGCAGTAAATAATAGTATTCGTCTTATATTACAAGACGGACAAGAGTGGCCTTTTTTAAAAACAACATATACCCAAACATTAACTACAGCACAACGCACGTATGATTTTCCATCAGACATGGGTACTGTAGATTGGGATTCGTTTTTTCTAAAAAAGACTACGGGATTAGATAATACACCTAGACATTTAAATACATTAACATATAATGACTACCTTCAAAATTATCGTACACAAGATGATGAAGGAGATCAAACAAATGGTATAGGTAAACCTATTTACATATATCAAACACTAGAAGAAAAATTTGGAGTTACACCATTAACAAATGCAGCTTATGAAATTGAATATGTATATTTTACTTATCCAGATGATTTAGTATTATATACAGATACAATGATTATTCCTGACAGATTTAAACATGTAGTAATTGATGGTGCTATTATGTTTATAATGCGTTTTCGTAGTAACGAACAAAGTGCCGCAATCCACCAACAAAATTTTGAAGAGGGTATTAAAGCAATGCGGCGTATTTTAATGGACGATAACTTATATGTTCGTTCAACCGTAATTCAACGTCCTGCATCCAGTACATTTAATAGTGTGATCTAATGGCTGATAATTTAGCTTCTTTTAAAGTATTCTGCCAAGGCGGTTTAAACACCAGTCGTGATGTGCTGTCACAAGGTGAAACACAACCAGGATCAGCTATTGCTTTAATTAATTATGAACCTGCCGTTACTGGTGGTTATCGTAAAATTAATGGCTTTAATAATGATTATGGAACTGTTACAGGTACAGGAGATGTACTGGGTATTTGTGTAGCTAACGGTATTAATGATGGTATCTTAGCTTGCCGTGCACCGTCTAGTGGTTCTAACTATCTACACTATTGGGATACAGCTACATCAGCTTGGGTTGCAGTAACTACTTCTGGTTCTCCTACAATGACAGGTGTAACCAAGGTACGCTTTACTAAGTACAACTGGGGTAGCCCTAAAGTTATTTTGACGGATGGTGTAAACCCTGCAGCTACATATGATGGTACTACATACACACAGATTACTCATGCAGATGCTCCCGATGATCCTAAGTACTCTGCGGTATTTCAAAACCACATGTTCTTAGCAGGTGATCCTAATGAAAATACAAATCTTTACTTTAGTACGCCATACGACGAAACTAGCTTTGCTGCTGATGCTGGGTCAGGCGTTATTAACGTGGGCTTTCCTATCGTAGCAATCAAACCTTTCCGTGATGCTCTATATATTTTTGGAAGTAACAATATAAGAAAGCTTGTTGGTAATAACATAGCTAATTTTATTTTAGAAACAGTTACAGATGACCTTGGTTGTTTGGCTACAGACAGTGTGATTGAAATAGGTGGTGATCTACTGTTTTTATCACAAGATGGTTTACGCCCCGTTAGTGGTACAGATAAAATTGGTGATGTTAATCTTGAAACGGTATCAAAAGATATTCAATCTATTTTTACTGACATTGTTTTTGACATTGATCTCGACACACTTAACGCTGTAGTAATTAGACAAAAAACGCAGTTTAGATATTTTTTTGGTGCAGCAGATTCACAAGGTATTATTGGTGGCTTTAGGCAAACTCCAAATGGGTTGCAGTTTGAATATGGGCAGTTACTAGGTATTACAGCTACTTGTGCAGACAGTGGTTACATAGGACAGAATGAGTTTGTAATTCATGGGGATAGTACAGGTAAAGTACATAGACAAGAACAGGGTAATGACTTTGATGGCACAGACATCTTTAGTATATTTCAAACACCGTTTTTTCATATGCAAGACCCAGAACAACGTAAAGTATTTTATACAGTAGCTACTTATTTACGTTCTGAAGGTGATAATACAATTGTTATGTCGGCTGTGTATGACTATGAAGATGTAGACACACTTAACCCAACAAACTTTAATCTAACAACAGAGGGTGCAGCAGCATACTATAATGAGGCAACATACAACAGCACTGCAATATTTGATGGTAATCCATCACCAGTTCAAAGAACTAATATTGAAGGTTCAGGTAAGTCAGCATCATTAAAATTCGTAACTAATGATTCCAGTGCATCACACAGTATACAAGGTCTAGTGATTACATTTGGAGTAGGAGACAGGTTATAAAATGGCAGGTTATTCACGTCAATCAGTAGCTGACATTATCGCTAATGCGGTTATTAAAGCTGCACCAGTAAACGCAGAGTATAACGCAATTCGTGATGCGTTTGCTTTTGCTACAGGTCACAAACATGATGGTAGCTCTACTGAAGGTGCTTACGTACCTTTAATTGCTGATACAGATGCACTAAACAAAGTTGTAATTGATACAACAAATAACCGAATTGGTTTCTTTAGTGAAGTATCTTCTGCTGCAGTAGAACAACTACGTATTCAAGATGGTGCTATTGTTCCTGTAACAGACAACGATATTGATCTTGGTACATCTTCACTAGAGTTTAAAGATTTGTATGTTGATGGTATTGGCTACATCGACACAGTTCAGATTCATGAAAATGCAACAATTACTGGTAATCTTACTGTTAATGGTAATACCACACTTGGTGATGCAGCTACTGATACGGTTACAGTTACTGCAGATGTTGCCTCTCCTCTTATTCCTTCTGCTGATGATACTTATGATCTTGGTGCTGTAGGCTCTGAGTGGCGTAATTTATATGTGGACGGTACAGCAAACATTGATAGTCTTGCAGCGGATACTGCAGACATTGATGGTGGTACTATTGATGGAACAACTATCGGTGGAACAACTGCTGCTGCAATCACAGGTACAACAATTACTGGTACTTCTTTTGTCGGACCTGTTACTGGCAACGTTACAGGTAACCTAACGGGTAATGTTACAGGGAATGTTACAGGAGATGTAACGGGTGATGTAACGGGTGATCTTACTGGAGATGTAACAGGAAACGTAACAGGCAACTTAACTGGTAACGTAACAGGAAACGTAACGGGAAATGTTACAGGTGATCTTACTGGAGATGTTACTGGTAACTTAGTAGCTACAACTTCTACAGCCAAAGGGTTTAATCCTGCAACAGACAGTACATATGATTTAGGTACAACTACAGTACGTTGGGCCAACATATATGGTGATGCAGCTAACATTACTGCAATTACAGGTGCTTTGACAGGAAACGTTACTGGTGACGTTACAGGTAATGTAACAGGAAATGTGACAGGAAATGTTACTGGAGATGTGACTGGGGATGTTACAGGTGATCTAACTGGTAATGTTACTTCTTCTGGCACATCTAGTTTTGCTACTGTAACTACTTCAGGTAATGTTACCGTAGGTGGTGACCTTACAGTTAATGGTACAACAACTACAGTTTCTACTACAAACACTGTAGTATCGGATGGGCTTATTGAACTTGGTAATGGTACTACAGGCACACCTGCTAATGATGCAGGTATTGTTATTGAACGTGGTTCAGCAGACA